TCCATTTCATCTTCTTTGGAGACGCATGGAAGGCGATTTCGTGGAGGCCAAGGGATTGGCCGAAATCAAGGAGACATCCAATGGGGTTTGTGTATTCAAGGGTGGTGAGTATCGCAATCTCACTATAAATACTTTTGGAGGTTTGTGTGGTGCAGCGATTATTGCTGCTGGAACAACACCCTGTGTATCTGGGTTCCACTTAGGTGGGCAATCTGGTTCCCCATATGGGTGTTTTGGAACACTACACAAAAATGAAGCCATGTTAGCTATCTCAAAGCTGAGGACTATAGAAGGTGTCATTGTCTCTGGACATGGCAACAAATTTACCCCTCAGATGTTTCGCAAGCCACTTGTTGAGGATGGAGACATCCACGACAAGAGTCCGATCAAGTTTTTACCGGACGGCTCGCAATTTGCTTACTATGGAAGATGCCCTGGACAAACGACTTCAAGGTCGGATGTGAGGAAAACTCCAATTTCAAAGGCCGTGGAAGATGTCTGCGGTGTTGAGAATATTTGGGGTCCACCAAAAATGAAGCCTGAATGGTATGGATGGCAATTGGCGCTGGCTAATGCTAGTGAGCCTGGTATTCCATTCCCTCATGATCTTCTTGTTAAATCTGTGAAGGATTACAAGAAGCCATTGTGTGAGTTAGCTTCACAGGAAATGTGGCAATCACAACCACTTGACGATCACACCAATTTGTGTGGAAAACCTGGATGTAAGTTCATTGATGCTATCAATTTGAACACATCCATGGGTTATCCTCTGACTGGTTCCAAGCGAAAATTCGTAATTGAATTGGAACCCACCGATGACAAACCAAATAATCGAGAATTTGAACCAATTGTGATGGAAGAAATTAAGCGCGTTGAAGATTTGTACCGGAAAGGTGAACGCGCCTTTATTGTTGCCAAAGCCTGTAAAAAGGATGAGGTTCTTCCAGTGAAGAAGGAAAAGTGTAGAATATTCTATGGCAATTCAATCGTACTCACCTTTCTTGTAAGGAAGTATTATTTGCCTGTACTTAGATTTCTACAAATGAATCCTTTGTTATCAGAGTGTGCTGTAGGTATAAATTCACATGGTCCCGAATGGGATGAATTTTACAGGCACGCGACACATTTTGGAGAAGATAGAATTCTCGGTGGCGATTATGGAAAATATGATCAGAAACTACCAAGTCAATTGTTATTCGCAGCTTTGCGTATTCTCATTGACATCTCCAAGGAGATGGGTTATGATCAGGAATCACGGAATATTATGGAAGCCATGACTGGTGACCTTGTTTATTCGCTGATTGCCTTCAATGGCGATCTGATTGGCTTGCAAAGTGGAACCCACATCAGTGGAAATTCACTTACAGTGATTCTTAATGGAATATGTGGTAGCTTGAACTTGCGAAATTATTTTTACACTCGTTACGATGAGTCTGTAAATTTTCGTGAAGCTGCGCACATGATGACATATGGTGATGACAACATTGGTTCTGTATCACCTGATTTTCCTGAATTCAATATCAAGGGTGTCTCCGAGTTCTTGGCTGAGTATGGGCAAGTCTATACAATGCCGGATAAGGAGAGCGAATTGGTACCATATTTGAACATAAACGATTTTGAATTCCTCAAACGTTTTAATGTTCATCACCCCGATCTAGACTGTAATGTTGGAGCTCTACTTGACAAGAGTATCTTCAAATCTTTACATTGTTATCTGCGACCCAAAGGGTGTGTTTTGACACCCAATGAAGCTTGCGCTCAAAACATTGATAATGCTCTTCGTGAGTGGTTCAATCATGGACGAGACGTCTACGAAAGAAGACGTGAGCAGATGCAAGAAGTGGCTAAACAAAGCAACATTGATCACATGTGTGTTCTCTTGAATGAGACATACGATGATCGTGTTGTGGAGTGGAAATGGAAATATGCTAATGGAGAAAAACCAACAGTCGTGCATGAATTTGAAGCACAATGTGGTGAGGAGACCAAAGTTGCTATGGACCTCTACGAAATGGCTCGTGAGGATATCGGTATGAAGTGTACCGTTGTGGATTGCAACTTGTTGGATGTGTCCATTGGTGAGGTTGATTTGTTGTTTCAGAAGAATGTAGACGGACAGAATTTCTACGTGATCGTCGAAATTAAGCATTCAAATGCTTACTATAGTAGAAAGAAAGGACGGAAACAGTTGAAACGAATTGTGAAGGGTTTGTCAATAATCAATCCACATTTGTGGTATTGCGGGATTCTACTGACATTCTCCGGATATGAAAGAGTTATTTATACGGGTGATCCTGACTTGTGGTCAGACTTGCGATTACCCATTTCTTTCCCAACCTCGGTGTAAAGTTACACCCCAGTTGTGTGTCTGGGTTAACAAAACACACTCCAGTTTAAAATCTGGATAGCAAAATTTCCTGTTGTATATGGATACCGGCTAGATGAATGTTTGCACGATTTCATTCATCGGTTAGGCTTTGCAACTTGTAAACAACCGGAAACAAACGGTTGAAAAAGTGCAGCCAGGTGGGTTTGAGCAGAACACACTTTGGTAATAAACACCTGCTCGGTCAATGTTTATCATTAATGAACCTAAGAATTTCTGGGGTGGACGAGATATCCATCACTGCAGTGGATGCTGCAACCACTAATGCGCCTGTCGAGTATGACCCGCAAAGTGGCAAAGAACAACCCGTAATCGTACCGCAGAAGAGATTACAATCAAATAGCTACAGAAAACTCTATGAAGAGAACTTGGCTAAGAGGGAAATGTTCATCAAAGCACTATTGAAAAGTGAGAGACAAAGTAAGGATAAAATCAAATTTAGACTTGGAGGTTTTAAACCTCAGTCTGGTTTGGAAGGTGTATCCTTAATGAAATCCTCACTTGATGAGCAGTCACAAAATGTGGCATTTCAAGATCATATTGCATCCCCAACATATGTTGTTGATTCGGAAATAGATCCTACACGCAAGTTACAGGATTCCAATGATGCTATGCTTGAAAATTTCTTTAGCAGACCCTTGAAAATTGCAGAATATCAGTGGGACACGAGCGCAGCTTTAGCTCAAGAGTTTAACCCATGGTTGCTTTACTTTAGCAATGCTCGCGTCAATGCACGATTGCAAAATTTCAATCTTCTTCGATGTAAATTACATCTTAAAGTCGTAGTGAATGGTAGTGGATTTCAGTATGGGAGAGCCGTACTTGCATATAATCCACTAGATGTGTTTGATGATTTATCAACACATGATTCAACAGAACCAGCGGATTTGGTTCACACTACGCAGTTGCCTCATATTTATTTGGACCCAACTACATCACAAGGTGGTGAAATGGTTTTACCTTTCTTCTACCACAAAAATTATCTCAACATTCCCGATAGGGATTGGGAGGATATGGGATTGTGTTATTTGAGGTCCATAAATACACTTAAGCATGCGAATGGTGCGACAGACAAAGTGACTGTCAATGTATATGCTTGGGCTGAGGATGTATCCATGTCTGTATTGACCAATCAGGGTTACACACCCCAATCTGGTCAGGAGGTGGATGAGGCAAATGATCAAGGCTTTATTTCTGGACCCGCTAGCGTTGTGTCCAAAGCCGCAAAAACAATGACTGGAATTTCTGCCATCAAACCATTTGCAATGGCAACCTCCAAAGCTGCTGATGTCATTGGTGGGGCAGCCAAAATGTTTGGCTATTGTGCTCCATTGGTTACCAAGTCACCGGATCCATACAAACCGTACGTTTCAGGATCATTGGCGACAACTAATACACCACAAACAGCAGCAAAGCTGACATTAGACGATAAACAAGAATTATCCATAGATCCCCGTATTGCGGGGTTGTCAGGAGACGATCCGCTTATCATTCGTGATATCGCGGCAAGAGAATCGTACCTCACAAAATTCAGTTGGGACATAGGTGTTGCACCTGAAACCCTACTATGGAATTCTAGAATATCGCCAGTCACATGGGCTGAAACAGCATCAGATCCACCAGGATACTTGTTTCCACCATGTGCTATGGCAGCACTTCCTTTTAAATATTGGACCGGCTCAATGAAATTTAGGTTTCAAATAGTTTGTTCGTCCTTTCATAAAGGAAGATTGAGGGTCTCTTATGAACCCAACTTTGTAACAACACCGGAGTATAATACAAATTATACACGTATTGTAGATATCAGTAAGGAGCAAGATTTTACCATTGAAGTTGGTAATGGTCAGGAGTACACGTTACTCGACCATCTACAACCTGGGCCGGACACCCAGGATGATTGTTACTCAACAACACGTTTCGCATCTAAAGCTCAAGGAAATGGAGTTCTCTCTGTTTATGTTGTCAACGAGTTGACAACTCCTAACAGCACTGTCAACAATGACATTGAAGTGAACGTATTTGTGTCCATGGGAGAAGACTTTGAAGTCTTCATTCCCGATTCTTCCTCAGTAACCAAATTTGTGTTCAAACCACAATCTGGTAAGCAGGAGGGTGTGCCTCAAGTCATTCCTGAAAGTCAGAGAACGGCTGAACCCTCCGCACCTCAACATATGATGACTCATAGAATAGGGCCTACAGATCAGGACCTGAGTAACATCAATAAGGTTTATACTGGTGAGTCGATTGCATCTTTTCGCCCTCTTTTGAAGAGATGGGCTTTGCATGAAACTACACAAATGGAAGAAGAAAGAG